ATCACCCAGTCGCCGATGGTGTACTTGTGGCCGACGCCCGACCGCAGCGACTTTTACACGCTCGCCTACTGGCGGCTGCGGCGCATGCAGGACACCGGTACCGGTGTCGGCACGGCGGACATCCCGTTCCGCTTCCTGCCCGCGATGGTCGCGGGGCTGGCCTACCACCTTGCGCTCAAGCTCCCCAACGGGCTGCAGCGCGCGGAGATGCTGAAGGCGCTGTATGAGGAACAATGGCAGGGCGCGGCGGAAGAAGACCGCGAGAAGGCGTCGTTCATGGCCCTGCCGCACATTTATCCGGTGACATGAGATGCCGCGCGCCTTCGCCGTTGGCAAAAAAGCGGTCGGCTTCTGCGACCAGTGCGGGTTCCGCTTCAAGCTGAGCAAGCTGCGCAAGCTCGTGGTCAAGGGCAAGATCGTCAACACGCTGGTGTGCCGCTCGTGCTGGGTGCCGGATCAGCCCCAGCTCATGCTGGGCAAGTATCCGGTCGATGATCCGCAGGCGCTGCGCAACCCGCGTCCCGACAATACGTACTGGCAGGCCGGGATGACGGGTATCCAGTTGGATACCGCGCATATTCCGGCGTCCGACCGCATCGCGTTCGGCACGCCTTCGGGGGGCAGTCGCAGCACGCAATGGGGCTGGAACCCGGTGGGATTGGTTAATCCGCTGGGCATCACGGGTTTGGATAACGCCTTAGTCATGAGTATAAGCATCACGGGCGTCGAGGTGGAGATTTCCTGATGGACACTAAGGATGACGCGGCACAGGATAAAGCCATGGTTGGCGCGGGCGTCAACAAGCACGAGAAGCGGCTTCATCCCGGCAAGGCCCTTACTAAATTTGCGAAGGGCGGCAAGACCAACGCACAGATGAAATCTCTGGGGCGTAACAAGGCCAAGATCGCCAACCAGAAGAAGAAAGGCCGCAAGTGACGTGCATGGCTACTTTGGTCTGATCGTCGTTCTCGTCAGCCTCGGGGTGCTGCTCTACCTCGTGCAGCTGATGCCGATCCCCGAAGTGGCCAAGTTCGCCATTCAGTCTGTGGGGATCGCTATCGGGCTGTTTTGCATATTGTGGAGCTCTGGAGTGCCGCTATGACCGAATATGTTCAACCCAAATCCGTGCCGGTCCCCGAGGACAACGGCTATCCCAACAAGATCAGCTCTACGCAGACGGTGAAAGTTAGGGGCACCGGGGCGGCGACCAAGGGCAACAAGTCCACCGACAAGCTGGGGTGATCCGTGGATTACCCGACGCTCTTTGCAACGGTGAAAGCCTACGTCGAGAATGACTTTCCCGACACTATCGGCGTGCTCCCGTTAAGCTCTACCGATCAGGTAGACACGTTCATCCAGCAGGCGGAAGGGCGCATCTACAACTCGGTGCAGCTGCTCGACCTGCGCAAGAACTCCACCGGTTACTGCACCACGGGCAACCAGTACCTGACGATGCCCGCCGATTGGATCGCGACGTTCTCGCTGGCGCTGGTCGATCCCTCGACGGGCAAATACGTCTACCTGCTCAACAAGGACGTGAACTACCTGCGCGAGGCGTTCCCCGATCCGAACGCGGTGAGCCAGCCCACGCATTATGCGTTCTTCGACGACACGGCGTTCATTCTCGCGCCGACGCCCGACGCCACTTACGAGATGGAACTCCATTATTTCTTCTATCCCGAGACCATCGTCACGGCGGGCACGACGTGGCTCGGCGATCACTTCGACAGCGCATTGCTCTATGGTGCACTGCTGGAGGCGTACACCTTCATGAAGGGCGAGGCGGACATCCTGCAGCAGTACCGGTCCCGGTACGACGAGGCGATGAGCCTGCTCAAACAGCTCGGCGACGGCAAGACCCGGCAGGATGCCTATCGTGCCGGACAGGTGCGGTACCCGGTCAAATGAGCCTCACGCAAACTCTTTGCACCAGCTTCAAGGGCGAGCTTCTGCGCAGCGTGCATGATTTCGACGTGAGCATCGGCGATCTGTTCAAGATCGCGCTCTACACCGGGCTCGCGGAGTTGGGTGCGGACACCACGGCGTATGATCCGACCAACGAAGTGGTCGGTGGCGGGTACACCGCCGGGGGCATGGTGCTGGTGAACCTCGGGGTTTTGACGGAGTCGGGCTCTGCCTATACGAGTTTCGGTAACGTCGTATGGACTGGTGCCTCGTTCTCGACCAGAAGTGCGTTGATCTACAACACAACGCCTGCCGATACGTCGCTGGTCAATCCTGCCGTGTGCGTGCTGGATTTCGGTTCGGACAAGACCGTCTTGGGGCAGGACTTCCTTGTGCGGTTTCCCGACTTCACGGTGGGTACGGCGCTCATAAGGGTGGAGTGAGATGGCACTTGTCCTGAAAGACCGGGTCCGCGAGACCAGCGTCACCACGGGGACAGGGTCATTCGTTCTCTCTGGCGTGCCGCCGTTGGGCTACCAGCGGTTCGTCACGCTCGGCGACGGCAACACCACCTATTACGCTGCTACCAACAATGTCGATTGGGAAGTCGGCACGGGCACGTACCACGTCCCGACCAACACCCTCACGCGCGACAGCATCTTCGACTCCAGCAACAACGGCGCGCTGGTCAACTTCACCGCCGGGCCCAAGGACGTGTTCTGCACGCTCCCCGCCAAGCAGGCGCAGCTGGGCGGTCCTGTGGGTCCGGCTGGCCCTACCGGTGCGCCCGGCGCGACTGGCCCCACAGGGCCTGTAGGGCCCGTCAGCACGGTACCGGGCCCGGTGGGTCCGACCGGCCCTCAAGGGCCTACGGGTCTGGTCGGGCCGCAAGGCAGTGCGGGCCCTACCGGGCCGGTTGGTCCGCAGGGCACGGAAGGGCAGGACGGCCCGCAGGGGCCGACAGGACCGCAGGGTAACACAGGTCCTGCAGGGCCCACCGGTACCGCTGGAGCTGACAGCACGGTACCCGGCCCGGTAGGGCCGACTGGTCCGCAAGGCCCCATAGGCCTTACCGGTGCCGCCAGTACGGTGCCCGGTCCCACAGGTCCGACAGGCCCTGCCGGTGCGACCGGTCCTGTTGGTCCTCAAGGGCCTACGGGTGCCGCTGGCAATAGCGCGGCGCAGAAGAAGGAGTTCATTGCCGCAGGCGGCGAGACCTCGTTCGCGACGGATCAGCCGTACATCGTCGGGTACGTCAGTCCTTACGTCAACGGCGTGTTGCTGGCCACCGGGGACTATACAGCGACCGATGGTACGCACGTCGTTCTGAACACTCCGGTGTTGGCGAACGATGTCGTAACGCTGGTGACGTTTACCGGTGCCTTGGTTCCCGGTGTCGGGACGGTTACCAGTGTTGCTCTGTCTGGAGGAACCACGGGGCTTACCGTCACTGGGAGTCCTGTTACGTCTTCCGGTACGTTCACACTTGGAGGTACTCTTAGCGGTGCCAGTGGTGGTACGGGGTCTGGTGTTCAGCCCAACAAGCAGATCATCTATTCGAACGGTACGGCGTTTACCAGCAGTTCGTTCTTCACTTATGATGGGGTAACCTTGAAGTCGCAGTCGTCAGGGGCGTCTGCGGCTCTCAATGCTATTCATGTCAGTGGCGACACCACATTTGGTAATTGGCCCGCAATCAATATAACAAATCAGTCTTCCGTTGGGGCTTATGTTTGCATAACCTACAATTTGGGTGATACTACCTCTGTAAGCAGACCTACCTTCAGCGCTGGTGTGGTTGAGACATCGAGGGCTACCGGGAGTGTAACAGGCGATTACGTACTGGCTTACACTGGTACAGAGCGGTTAAGGCTTACCTCAAATGGTAACCTTGGTGTTGGTAATACCAACCCTGACAATGCGTTGACTTCGGCTTATCGTGGATTGTTTGAGCAGGATCAGGATGGCGTTACAAGGCTTGGTGTATTCAACCAAACGTCTAGTGCAAATGCTGCTGCATCATTTGTAATCGCGCAATCTACTAACTCCTTCTACACGTTGTCGCTGAATGACAATACGGCAGCGCCGTATGTCAGGAATGTGATGGGCACAAGTGTCAATTACATGCGGTGGGAGCAGGGTGGCGCTGAATACATGCGCCTTGATAAGAACGGGAACTTTGGCGTTGGTGCCATCCCACCTGCGAGTACCAACTTTGAGAAGCTGTACGTTGGGGGGGATATCTCCCTCTATAAGCCGGGTACGACTACCAAGAATACTCTCAATTTCAACATTTATCAGGTTACTGGGTCGGGTACGTACTCTCTTGTTAATGCGGGATATGGGGCGAATATAACTTACGATTATTCAGTGGGTTCTCTTACTCTGCAGACTGGCAATGTTAATGGTGCAGTAGGTGCTGCTCCTACTTTGCAGCAAGGTTTGACAATTGCCAGTAATCAAGTTGTTACAGCCTACAACAACTTCGGGGTTATTAAGGCGCAAGATGGTTCTACGGGCATAATAGCCAACAACCCT